CAATCTAAATGCCGCAATCAGTTATAACGTAGTTGTTGGCGCATTAGTTACTCGCTTAACTAGAGATGTTACAGTTGAACCAGTAACTCCAAATTCAGATTATTATAGTTTCTATTTCGAGTATTATGTTGGTAGTTATAATAGAAAACTAATTTTAAAAGATGTGAATTTTAGGTATGTTGGTAGCGGTCAAGGTGATGCTGATGGTGGGGTCGTTCTTAGAGGATATGCTAGTACAAATTCTCTTCCTGTAACATTAACCAATACCGTCCCTGCATTTGGTCAGCAATCATGGACAGAAGGAATTACTATGACTGGTAGTAATTCAACTAAAGATATCGGTGGATTATGGGTTTGGAATCATCGATATGGGCAACTTAGATGTTGTACCGTAGTCGGTCCATTTAATAGTAATATTATTCCCACGTGGTATGATGCCGGAAATGCAGCATATAATTGTATTTCTGCTGGTAGTCAAGCATGGGGGATGCGAATTGAGCATTTATCTGAGTATGGAGAAACTGCCTATAATTACGTTTCAAGAAGTTATTGGGGCACTAGAATAACAAACTTTGATTCTAACTGCGGTCAGCATCATACAATAATTGACGCATTAACGCAAGGAATACAAGTATTTTCGAATTCAGTTCCTTTTTATAAATGGAAAATTACTGGAGGGTTGTATGGCGTTGAAAACGACCGCTGTAACGTGAATTTCATATATTCTAAAATACGAACTTGTAGCGGATATCCTAATATTTTTGATTCTAATCCTAGTACATTTCAAAGAGCTTATTATCATACACAAGGGGATAGAGGCGTTCCTGGAGAATGGTCTATTACCAGTATTGAAGATGATTTTGAGTATGATAGAGTAAGGCAAATGAACTATGGAACTGAACGCTGGTGGGATACTACAGAAAATGCTTGGCGAGTTGTGTATGCACAGGACTTTACTGATTGGTCTAGGGGCTGGTATAAATCGGTTTATTTGCCGCCAAATGTTACATTAAGAGTGACATGTTCTATTAAGTTGGGTCCAAATTTCGGAACTAATGACAAACCATGGCTAGACGCAAGTACAGTACAATCAGGAGTTAGTGCAAATCAACTAGGCAATGCCGGAGGACATTTTAGTAGTTCTTTATCTGGAGGTCAACAAGCAGTACAATTTACTACAGCTAATTCGACAACATACGAAAAAGCAGAACTTACAATACCCGCTAAACCGTTTCCTAGATATTTTAACGTCGGTATGCTAGATAACACCACAAATATAAATGCACATGGAATTAATTATTGGATGAAACCTCTTCAAATATTTTTAGATACTCCTTATCCTAATCCGGCTCTTGATGTCATAAATAGAACTCCTGGGGGTGCATTAGAAAATACTGGAGTAGAAAATAGTTTTTTACAAAACAAAATTAGATTAGGTGGGAGATATTAATGGCTAAAGACGTAATAATAACGCCAGCAAGTGGATTGATAGATTTTAAAAACGCATCCGGTGTATCAGTTTCAAGTATTCAATTGGCCGATAACGGAACTTTATCTTTAGGAAATACTGCTTCAAATTTATATGTAGGAGATGGAACTAATTCCGTTGATATTATATTTGAACAAAGTGGTAAAATTAGAGCATTAACTGGTAAAACATTAACATTAGGGCAAAGCGATAGTAGCATAAATTTAAACGCTCCTATGACATATACTAGTCCAGACGCATCAAAAACTGTAACTTCTACTATGCTTAATAGCGGTTCGTTATCGTTTACTGGATCAACTGGTCAGTTACTTTCTATTACTAATAGTTTTACAGGAACTATATTTTCTGCTAGCGATGTTTCCGGAGTTCCAAGTATTGAAGTTTTAGATACTGGAGTTGTAAAATTAGCGCAGTATGGTGGTAATGTTTTATTAGGAACAGGTGTTGACGATAACGTAAATACATTACAAGTAAATGGTTATGCTAAAACAACTGGTTTAGCTATAGGAAGTGGTGCTACATTTGGAACTAGTGCTGCTAATACAATAGCAATTTCAAATGGAACTGCTCCTACTACTACTCCAGCTGGAGTGGGTCAACTTTATGTTGAGGGAGGAGCTTTGAAATTTCGGGGTGGTAATGGTACTGTAACACAAATTGCACCAGCATAAAAAAAAGGGAGCCGAAGCTCCCTTTTTTATTCTTAGTTATCCAGCTGGATAGATAATGCCGATGCCGAGAATGTCGGAGCCGCGTCACCATTATTTACAGTTTTCGGAGTAGTTAAATCGCCATAAAATAGTAAATTTCCAGATGTAACTGCATCAAACATACCAAATGCTTTAATTACACCCCAATCAGCTCCAGTTGGAACAGGAAATGTAATAGCATTAATATTATATGTTGTACCATTACTTCCTGTACTTGTTGTTGTTGCTGATGCGCTTTGTGTTCCAGACCAGTTTAATAGAGTTGATGCAACTTGTACTCTAGCATAATTACCGCCAGAAACTTCAGCTACTGTACTTCCTGTATTTGCGTCATTAGTAATACCCAAAACGGTATTTGCAGTTAATAACCCAATCCAAGTATTTCCAGGTGCGGTAAATGTTTGACCTCTAAAAATATAATCAATTAATTTGTTTTCTAAGTAATTCGACATCGCTGCCATAGTATAACTCCTTATTTATTTGTGAATTTATATAGTATTTATTATGTTGCTTTATTTACGGCAATAGAGTTGCCTGCAGCAATGTCAAGTATATTAAGTCTGCCGTATGGCCATGGCGCGGTAACGGTTGTATACTGTGTATTTGCATTAGCTGTTGATACTGCTAAAGTTGCAACATTAATCCAATTAGATTGGTTAGTTGAAACTTGAATTACTACATTTGAACTTCCTCCAGTAGAAAATGCTTGTAAAATTGCACTTGGATAATTGGTAAAGCTAAATGTAAATGTGTCTTGCGGTCCAGTTAACCCTGCTCCATAATTTGGAGTTTTGGCTGCAACTCCAGTATTAGCATATTGTGGATTAGAAAAATCAATAACAGCTGTATTTCCTGATACAGAAACAACTTTAGCTGCATATCTTGCATCGTTGTTTGTAAAATACAATGTTAAATCATTGTTGGCAAGTAAATATGGGTTTGAGTCGAATACAATCGATGTATTACTATAAATGTATACACCTTTTACAACTCTTGTTAATTCAGTAATCATCGTTATTATTCCTAAATATGAGGTAATTTTCATATTATTTATAAATAATAATAAACGGAGATAATTTATGATAGAGATAATGACGGCTTTAGAAGATCGTTATAAATTTTTGAAATTAATGTCTTTAGAGGAAAATTACCAGCAATATATAACAAATACTACTGGTAATTTAAAAGAAGAGAAAAAACTAATAGAAGAATTACCTTCTGATGTTGCGTGGATGATGAAATACTTTTAAATAGAAACGTATGCCAATTTAAAATCATCAGCAATTTCTTCTCTTCCATCATAACCGCGAGGATTAGCTAGAATTTTTGTTTCGCCAATAATATAATCTTGCGGGTGATGAATAATTTTTACTAAATATTTATGTACAAAAAAAAGCTAGTCGCGGAACGCCAATTCCCACTAGCACTAATCATTCTTACATTAATCAAGGACTAACATGACCAGCGCAAGTATATATACAACCATCAAACCAACATATCTTTATATCAAAAAACATTCAATTACTGGATTAAAATATTTCGGTAAAACGTCACAAGATCCATACAAATATCTTGGATCCGGATTATATTGGAAAAAACATATTAAAAAACATGGAAAAAAGTTTATAGAAACAATCTGGGTATCGGAATTATATTATGATACATTAATTGTTGATATTGCTGTAAAATTTTCTATTGAAAATAATATAGTCGAATCTAAAGATTGGGCTAATATGCGAATAGAAAATGGATTAGATGGAGGCGATACATCTTTAACTAAAAATTATATAAAATATAAATCAACATTAATGATTGAAACTAAGAAAAAATGCAAATGGTGGAATAATGGTATTAAACAATGTCATTGCGAATATCCTCCTTCTTCTGATTATGTTAGAGGACGTTTGTCATTTAATAATGTTGGATCTAAACTTGGTGCTGCAATTCAAAAAAATAAAATTTGGATTAATGATGGAAAAATAGAATATATGCAAAAATCTTCTGAACCTATCCCAGATAATTTTATTAAAGGTAGATTAACGTATAAAGCATTTAATGGATATGATAGAAGTGTAAAAAAAGGTGTGAAATGGTGGAATAATGGAGAAACAGAATGTATGAAATTAAATCAGCCTTCCTCAGATTATGTTAGGGGAAGGCTAAAATCTAATTAATTTTTGCTTGGTAAATTGTTTAAATCTACATATTCTAATTTAAAAGTATCGGCAATATCTTCTCTTCCTGCATAACCTCTTGGATTGCTTGTTATTAAAGTATTGCCGATATAATATTCATTTTTATGATGAATGTGACCTGAAAACCAAACTAAAATATCGGGTCTATCGGTAATAAACTGTTCTAGATCTGATGAATATGCTCCATTAAGTAATACATCGTGAACATAACTTGGATGAATTGATTTAAATGATGGTGCATGATGTGTTACCACTACCAACTTGTTAATTGTAGTTAACTCTCTAACCATATCAATCCATTTAACAGTTGCATTAAATTGTACAATTGCATCTAATGGAGTCCACCTAGCTCTAGCATCTGTTGGATCCCATGAATCAAAAGCTGTTGACAATCTATTTTCTCTAGTAATATCATTAGAATCAGAATTGTAAATGATTCTAAAATCATTCATTGCATAACTAACGCGCTCGATAGTTTCATTATGACCGCTATTCATATCAGTCCATAATGTTGCTCCTAAAAAGGTTACACCGTCAATTATTACGCTTTCTTTTTCTAGGATATGTAAATTTTTAATATACCCTAAATGTTTCTTTAAATCTTTTAAAGAATCTTTAATGTTATATCGATAGTGTTCGTGGTTACCAAGAACATAAACAATATGTTTAAATTCTTTAGAACAATTTATAAAAAAATTATGTATTCTACCATTTCGCCCATACAAAAATTCATCTGGATCATCTGGGTATGAACCAAGTTGACTCACTAAACAAATATCCCCAGCTAATACTAACACGTCAGCTTGTTCTGTGTTTTTTAGTATAATTTGATCAAACTCTAGGTGTAGATCATCGCAGTAAGCTATTTTCATAAATCTCCTTGTTAGTCAGCTTTTCTAATTTCTTCCAGCGTAAAAACTCTATCGTGAACGATAGTCATCATACCTATCTTAGTATTTAATATTTTGTAATATGAATTTTTAGTAGAACTGTAAATTACGCCAGACGCTATTATAGCTCCAATAATAAGACCATAAATTGCATAAATTAAATTGGTTTTGGTTATGTTCAAATCTATTTTTATTTCGGGTAAATTTTTAATCATAATATAAAAGTCTCTCGTCAAGTTTAGTTACAGCCTATTATAATATATATCCTGCAGAATGTCAAGCACTTTTTCTAAAAAAGTTTTCCAGCCTAAATATAGGTAATGTTAATCAAATAAATATGGAGTTTAAGTATGTTTAGCGGAATAAAAAACTGGATTGAAGTTGCAAAAACAGTTTCCGAAGTTATAACGGAAAAAAAATTATTAGAAAAAGAAGGAATAACTTCTACAATGGATGACCTTAAATCTATTGCAGTAGCAAAAGTTAATCCTGCTCTGGTTGAAGAACCGAAACCTGTTATCGAAGAAGTTAAATCACAACCAGTTGTGGTTAAAACTTCAAAAGTTGAACAAAAACCTACTGGACCTGTTATGGCAGCTAAAGGCGATCCAAAAGTATTTGAATTACAAAAACAATTAATCGCTAAAGGTGCAAAAATTACTGCTGATGGTCTTATGGGACCTGCTACTAGAAAAGCTCAACAGCAATTTGCAGAAAAACCTGCTACTTCTGATACAGCTCCCGCTGCTTGTCATACAGCATCTGCAGGTGATTGTGTTACTGCTGACCTATTAAAAAAATTATTTCCTACAAATAAAAATTGTGATGCTCTTTGTACGGCTTTATGTACTATCCTACCAAAATACGAAATTAACACACCAAATAGAATTGCAGCTTTCCTAGCTCAATGCGGTCATGAATCCGGTGGATTTACTGTTCTACAAGAAAATTTAAATTATTCAGCTGAGGGATTAAGAAAAATCTTTCCTTCTAGATTTGCAACAGTGGCTGCTGCGCAACCTTACCATAGACAACCAGAAAAAATTGCAAATAAAATTTACTGCGATAGAATGGGTAATGGTCCAGAATCGTCAGGCGAAGGATATAAATTTCGTGGGCGTGGTGCTATTCAGTTAACAGGCAAAGAAAATTATAGTAATTTTGCAAAATCAATTGGTAAATCTCTTGATGAAACAGTTGCCTATTGCGAAACATTAGAAGGAGCTATCTGTTCAGCAGCATGGTTCTGGACAACTCGTAAACTTAATGTGTGCGCTGATTGTGGTGATATTCTTTCTATGACTAAAAAAATAAATGGCGGGACTATTGGAATCGAAGACCGCAAGAAACATTACGAACACGCGTTATATGAAATTAAAAAGAGTTAATTATGGACGTTCAAATTCCAGCAAATTTTGATTATTTTGGTTTAATAGAAGAGGTTGGTTTTCCAATCACTTTAGCTATGGTTTGCGGTTGGTTTATTATGCAGGCTATGGAATTGGTATTAGGCAGTGTTGTTAAATCAATTAAAAAATTAACAGGTTTAATTCGTTCAATGGATGGAAGAGTTCGTCAAATGAATACTGATGTATTAGAATTGGATGGATTAGTTTCTGGTTCGTTAATGGTTGACCCATTACCTGAAAATAGTTATTATACAATTAATCAGGAGGATAAATGAATCCGGAATATGTAAAATTTTTTACAGATGTATTGGCTCCGACATTAGCGAGTTGTGTTGCAGGAAGTTTTATTTTTACTGCATTAAAATTTGTATTAAAAGATGTTATTGCAGCAGTTAATATTTTAGCGATTAGCGTTAAAGCATTAGAAAATAGGGTTAGATCTAGTTCACACGAATTAATTAAAATAGATGTAACAATTTCTTCAGTTTTAGGTTTACGTCCAGATTTAGAACGTATTTCCAGAGCTGATGGAAAAAATGACGCAAGAAAAGATTAAAAGGAAAAAATTATGGGTGAAATAGGAGATTTAATATCTAAATACGGATTTCCAATTGTAGCAGCAGGTTACATGTTAAAGATGGTAAAATATGTTTGGTCATATACCATCGATGAAATTAATCCAGTATTAGGGGAAGCAAGTAAAGAGTTGATTGCTCTTATCGATCGTATTAGATTATTAGATAATGATTTACTACGTTTAACTGCTAAATTAAACACAGTTCTTCAAATGCGAGAACAGCAACAAGATCCAGTAGCAAAAAGAAATAATAGACAGAGATAATATATGAAAAAATATTTACAATTATTTTTCATTATGTGTTTTTCAGTAGGAGTTAATGCAACACCATTGACGTTTGAATTTAAAGATCCATCATTTTCAGGAAATGGTTGGTCGGCTCAGGTTATAACTTTAGAACAAATTGAAGCGCAACGTAAACAAAAAATTAAAGACGATCAATCGGCAGCAATTGCTAAAGCCGAAGTTGCTGCAAATAATAGCAATTTATCTAAATTTTTAGTTAATGTTGAATCTAGAATTTATGCTCAATTATCAAAACAATTAACTGATCAACTGTTTTCTGATACAGGAGCAACATCAGGGACAATGGATTTTCAAGGAACATCAATTAATTGGATTAAAACAGCTAATGATGTTACATTAACAATTATGGAAACAAACGGTAATACAACAGATATTACTGTGCCAATAGGACAATTCGGATTCTAATATGAAATATATTATTTTATCATTATTTTTATTACTTTCTGGTTGTTCACAACTTGCTCTAGAATTAGCAGCAGAAGAACCAGTTTCTGTTAAACCAAGAGCAAATCTATCAGAAAAACTTCCTTTTCTTGAAGGGGATTCAATTCCTATTTCTGTGTACGAATTTACCGATAAAACTGGGCAACGTAAACCGTCTGATAAATTAGCTCAATTATCAACAGCTGTTCCACAAGGCGCAGAATCTTTTGTCATTAAAGCTCTACAAGATTCAAAAAATTGGTTTAAAGTTGTTGAACGCGTCGGTTTAGATAGTTTAGTTAAAGAACGTCAATTAATTAGAAATCAAAGAGAAGTTTACGAAAAAACTGAAGCAAAACCATTAACTCCATTGATGGTTAGCGGATTAATAGTAACAGGAAGTATATCTGGTTACGATTCTGACATAAGATCTGGCGGTATTGGTTTACGATTATTTAAATTAGGTTTTACTGATGAATATCGTGTAGATAAAATTACTATTTCAATGAGAGTTATCTCAGTTGCAACTGGAGAAGTTTTGTTATCGGTAATAACAACAAAAACAATTTATAGTTTTGCCTCAGGTGGCGGAGCTATGATGTTTATTGGAACTGGTAATGTAACTGCTCTTGAAGCGGAAGTTGGTGATGCTGTTAATGAACCAATCACCGAAGGAGTTAGAGTAGCTATTGAAGATAGTGTTTATTCCATGATACTTGAAGGTGAAAAGAAAGGTCTCTGGAAATTCAAAAAAGAAATGCAACCATTCCGCATATAAAGGAAAAATAAATGAAAAAAATACAAATATATTTAATTATGTTTGTTATGCTTTTTGCTAAATCTGTATTAGCTAGTGACGTTTTTATTGAACAAATTGGAAGTTCTTCTGAAATTAAAGTAACTCAGCAAGGAACTTCGAATAGAATAGGTAGTTCTTTAACTCCTTCGTTTTTTGGTGGAGATAGTAATAAATTTACAATTGAACAAGTTGGCGCTGTTAATGAATTGGATTTATTAATTAATGGTAACAATACAAATGTAACATTAGAAACATATGGTGCTGGTAATATCGAAAGTATTATTTGCGGAAGTAAAACTACACCAAATTCGTGCGATAGTTCTACAATTGATTATACAATATCAGGTAATAATAATAAAATTACTACAAATTTAGGAGCTGCTGATAAATCTGCGACAAGTAAAATGAATATCTCTGGTAATAATAATATTGTTACTCATACAGGAACACATACAAGTACTCTTGGTAGTAAAATATCGGCAGATTTAACTCTTATCGGAAATTCAAATAAAATTGATATGACTCAATCAGGAAGTTTGGATGAAAACATTAAAGTCACCAGCACAGGCAACAACAATAACATTAGCATTACTCAGTCTTCTGTTATTACTTTACTCGCCCCGTAGTTTTGGAGCAATTGGTAAAGTTTCTGAACAAACTGGAGTAGCTGAAATACAGCGAAATAAACAATCGCTACCAAGTGCTGTTAATACAGAAATTGAATCTATGGATGTCGTGGTTACTGCAAAAGGTAAACTCGACATTACTTTTAATGATAATACCAAAGTTTCCGTTGGCGAACAAAGTAAACTTGTAATTGACGATTTTGTTTATGACGCTAAAAAATCCACAGGAAAACTTGGATTAAAAATTGCATTAGGAACTGTTCGGTATGCCTCTGGGCAAATAGCAAAACATAATCCACAAAATGTTGGAATACAAACTCCAACGGCTACCGTTGCTGTTCGTGGTACAGATTTTTCTACAACAGTAGATGAATTAGGTCAAAGTACATTTATTCTGTTACCAAGTTGCGATTTATCTGGTTGCGTAACAGGAGCTATTGAAGTTTCTACAGATGCAGGTTTTGTTTTATTAAACCAAGCATTTCAATCAACTACTGTTTCTGATAAAACAAATTCTCCATCAAAACCAACTATAATTAATATTGATCCATTAAATATTAACAATAGCTTAATTGTATCTTCTCCAGTAAAAGCCGCTGACACAACAGTAACAGTTCAACAAATAAAAACTGGATTAGATGTTAATTTTCTTGATCAAGATTTTTTAACGTACAAACAATTAAGTATCAATTTATTAGATGTAAAAACTGATTTAGATAAAAATAAATTAGATGAAAAATTATTAACAAATGCATTAGACGAACCGATTGATGATATTAGTGATATGCTACCTGGATATGATGAAAAAACAAATTTAAAATATAATACAAATGGAAAAGCATTAGTTCTTGATAAAGAAGCAACCAAAAATAAATTTCAATTAAAAGTAGATAAAAATGCAGATGCAACTTTAAAATTAAATCAAGAAGGAACTGTTTTAACTCAAAATATTAACATGGGCACAACCACGAAAATAGATATTACACAAAAATAATATATGGATAAAAAATACCAAAGCATTTTTATTAGCGATATACATTTAGGAACAAAAGATTCTAAAGCAATTGAATTAATTGATTTTTTAAAAAATAATACTTGCAATAAATTGTATCTTGTTGGAGATATAATTGATGGATGGAAAATACAACAAAATAAACTTAAATGGAAACCTAGTCATACAAAATTAATTCATAAATTTTTATCTTTATCGAGGAAAGGAACTGAGGTAATATACATAACAGGGAATCATGATGAATTTATTAGACCAATGGTTAATCTTAACGTCACCTTTGGTAAAATTTCAATTCATAATCAATATGAACATAATGGAATTGATGGTAAACGCTATTTGGTAACTCATGGAGATTTATTTGATGGAATTACTAGGCTTGCTCCATGGTTAAGTTTTCTTGGAGATAAAGGCTATGATTTAATTTTATCATTAAATAATAAATTTAATTGGGTACGACATAAATTGGGATTTGGTTATTGGAGCCTAAGTAAATATTTAAAACATAAAGTTAAAAAAGCTGTCGATTTTATGTTCCAGTTCGAAATAAATTTAACAGACTATTGCAAAAAACGCGGATATGACGGCGTTATCTGCGGACACATACATTTCGCGGAAATAAAAGAAATTAATGGTGTAACATATATGAATGATGGAGATTGGGTAGAATCATTAACGGCTTTAGTCGAACATCATGATGGTAGATGGGAAATTATAACATATAGTAAGGAGGAATAATGTATATTTTAGTGGCATTACAAGCAGTAGCAGCATTAGGAACTAGTCTTTTTTGGCAACCAATTGGCGATTTTAGTTCGTATGAATCTTGTAAAGTGGCAATGGAACAATTACATAAATCAAAAGAGCATAGAGAAGGTGAAATGTATGTTTGCCTAAAAAAATAATATGAAAAAAACTATCTTAATAATAACAGACAATTTACCGAACCAAATTAATGGCGTGGTAACTACATTTAATAATTTAAAACTTGTTGGCGAACAAGAGGAGTTTACTTTTGAATTTATAACTCCTCTAGATTTTAAACATATTAATATGCCAAAATATCCAGAAGTTAAATTAAGTTTTCCTTTTGGATTAACTAAGAAAATTAAAAAAATAAATCCAGATTTTATTCATATAGCAACAGAAGGTACTATTGGAATTGCAGCTAAATTGGCGTGTAAGAAAAATAAATGGAAATATAACACGAGTTATCACACGAATTTCCCAGAATTCGCTAAAAAGATTTACGGAATGCCAGAAAAAATTACATACAAATTTTTACGTTGGTTTCATAATCGTTCTTATAAAGTTTTAACAACAACCAATACTATGGTTCAAGAATTAAAATCTAATGGATTTAAATGTGATGTTATTTCATGGACTAGAGGTATTAATAGAGAAGAATTAACTCCAACTAAACCAAAAGAAAATAGAGAACAAATTATATTGTTATCTGTTGGTAGGGTTTCTAAAGAAAAAAATTTAGATGTATTATGTCAATTATCAACTAATCCGCAATATCACATTCAAATTGTCGGAGATGGTCCATATAGAAAAAAACTTGAAAAAAAATACCCATTGGTAGAATTTGTTGGTTATAAATCTGGATCAGAATTAGCCGATTATTATGTTAATGCTGATGTATTTTGCTTTCCAAGTAAAACCGATACATTTGGAATTGTAATGATTGAAGCAATGTCATTGGGATGCCCTGTAGCTGGATATCCAGTTGCTGGTCCAATTGATGTTATTGAATCTGATGTTAATGGTTACATGGATGAAAATTTTGAAAACGCTATATTAAAATGTTTATCTCTTGATAGACATAAAGTTTATGTTAGCTCATTCAAATGGACTTGGGAAAATTGCTGGAAAATATTTAAAGAAAATCTTGTCCATAAATAAAGGTTTAATCTAAATTGAGGTAATCATGAAAAAAATTGTTTTAGCTTTATGTCTTTTATTTTCTACAGCTGTTCTTGCTGGAAATATTAATGATCAATGTTCGCAATTAACTGTAAATGGGTCTCCTATATATCAATCGCGTCAAGGCGATCAAGAAATATGTCATGCAAATTATGCTGTAATCCATAGATGCGATGTTAAAGCTCCTATTGCGGTATTTGAACACTTAACTTCCGAAGATATATCTGGTCCAGCTAAACGTAAAGATAATTTTCATGCGGATCCATCTGTTTCTCCACAATGTTCTGCAACATTAGCTGATTATGCTACTGTTGGAAAGATTTACGATAGGGGTCATTTATCCCCAGCTGGAAATAATACTCAAAATACTGATATTATGGGGGAAAGTTTTGATTTAAGTAATATGGTTGCTCAAGTAGCTAATAACAATAGGGGAATTTGGAAACAGTTAGAAACAAAAGAACGTGATATGATTTCTACTCCAGGAACGGATTATTATATTATATCTGGAGGAATTTTTGATGAAGGGCATAAAGTAACGGGTAATGGATTAGGTATTCCAACTAGATTATATAAAATAATTATTGAAAAAAATACTATGTCTATTCAAGCATATTTAATGCCAAATGCAGCATTACCTGTGGCAGATTTACCGAAATATCAAGTATCGCTTGATGAAGTTGAAAAAGCAACACAAATAAATTTTAAATTATTTAAATGATTTTATAAATAAAAAGGTAGTCGCGGATCCCCCGATCCCACTACCTCTAAACATATCTTTCTTATTAATCGGAGACTAATTATGTCCAGCACAAGTATATATACAGCTATTAAACCAACCTATCTTTACATCAAACAACATTCCATTACTAGATTAAAATATTTCGGTAAAACAAGTAAGAATCCTCATAAATATCAAGGATCCGGTAAATATTGGCTTAAACATATAAATAAACATGGTAAACAATTTGTTAAAACAATTTGGGTATCTGATTTATATTACGATACTTCTATAAAAGAAATTGCGTTACATTTTTCTGTAGAAAATAATATCGTAGAATCAAAAGATTGGGCTAATTTAGTATTAGAAAATGGTTTAGATGGTGGTTTTATGCATCCAAAAAATAAACCGCTTCCATTGGAAAACGAAATAGCGCAACAAAAAAGATTAACTAATCTTACGAACACTACTAAAAAACAAATAGAAAACGGGACGTTTATTTTATTACAAAAAGAAATAATGGATAAAGTTGCAGAAAAAAATTCTATTAGAGGAAAATTAAATTTTATTAATGGAACTTCTCCTCTACAAAAAGAAGAATCTAAAATTAAATCTAAAGAAAAATTAATTAAAAGAATACGCGCAAATATATCAAACCAAACATGGGGATTTCAAAATACAGATTTGGTAAATAAAGTAAATTCTAATAATCGCCTTAAAATTTTAGAAGGAAATTTCCATACACAAACTAAAGAATTTTCAGAAAATCAATCTAAAATGCAAAAGAATTTAGTCTCTTCCGGAAATCATATGACACAAATTTTGTGGACATGCCCAAATTGTAATAAAACAGGAAAAGGTTTAAGTAATTTATATCGATGGCATGGAGATAATTGTAAATCTACTATAGGTAAATTATAAATGAAAAAAATTTTATTAAGTCCTTATTGGGCAATATTAACCCTTTTGATTGTAATATGTATACGAATAGATGATCCATACTTTGTGTCTTCCACCCGATTAAAATATTTCGACACATTAATTACATCTAAAGCTCCAACAGAAAATAATGTTTATACAGTTAACATTGA